GCTTATACACATAGCGCATATCCGTAATATCCGCTGGGTAGATATTTGTTGTACCGGCACCGATCGTGATTCTGGCAAGAGCTAATTCATAGGTGCCGCCGGTGTTGGTTACAAGTGTAGGAGCTTCCGGACTTGTTGCCTCCGCACCGGTTTTCACATCCAGTTCAACGATTGATTTACCGGTATTCCCGTAAGTCACACGCAGCACAACCATGTCAATTCTCGGCCGCGAACCATGTTTCGCGATACTGAGCGTTTTCTGTGTAGTCAGCCATACCCGGTGATTATCTACCATCGCCTGACCGGGACGGACATATACACTCATTCCCATACCCTGTGTTGGAACATAGACCTCCATCGGAGGTGTTGGTTGGGGTTTCCCATCTGGCTGGGCAAGCACGCCATCCGGGATGATACCCCGCCAGTAATTCGCCCAGTTCGATTGTTCCAGACCGTAAATACCGTTGAAAAATCCGTATCGGTCACATTCTATAGCCATTTAATGTTCCTCCTGTACCTTCAGCCTTTTGTCGATCCCGCTCATCATCTCAAACACCTCACTGAAAATGCCCTCCTCAACAGCACCGATCGTCGGAACGACATGCTCCGTCTGGTTGACAAAGGTAACAACGACGGTTTCGATGGTTGAGGCAAATTCATCCCCGTTGATAACAACCTTGACCTTGTCCCCGCAGCGCCAATCTTTCATAAACACAAGATCATCCGTCGGGGCAAGGGTGATGGTGTATTTTTCTTTTGCGGAATTTTCCTGCAGCTGTTTGTTGGCTTCATCCTCAAGAAGTTTGATAACGTCCTCTTCCGTCAAAGTTTCATCTTCTTCCGTCTCTTCATCATCCTCGGTTATCTTAACATCACTCTTTGATATGATTTTTTCTATGCGGCCATATGTTTTGATGCTTTCCGTGTCTTCCGCATACACCCAAACTCTGGTTACATATTCCTCATATTCCGGCACATTCGGATCTTCCCATTCTTCCTCAGGTTTTTCAACGGATTCCTGATAGTCTCCGGAATAAACCCAAACCGCATTGAATTTCGGAAATGTATTCGTGAGCGACCATTTCGCAACATTGCCGAACTGCGGAGAGATGACAACCAGCTGATTATTGACATACGTCTTACTGCTGTCCATCCCGGACAAATCTCTTTGAATGGGAATCGTGATTTCTTTCCGCCCGGTAATCGGATCCCATACATACTGAGGAAACAGGTTGTTCGTTTTCCCGATTTCACTCAGAACCGTATCCAATGATTTCAGCCGATACGCGGAAATACCCTTATCCCCCCGATCCGCAACCGGGATTCTGTCCGCCGCGGATGAATTTGGGAAGCGCATACCGGAAATTTCACGACCTTTCTGGGTCAGGTTTTTGTCAAAGCAGTTCCGCATGTAATGGATCATGCGGTCATAAGCATATTCTTCCGCCCCTTCTTTCCCGCACTTATCGTATATATTGTCGTCGAAGGTCAGATCCTGAAATCCTTTTCTGGGATCAAAGTCAGTTAGGATCACCCGCCATTTAAAAATCTCACTTTCATCAACACCTTCAATTTCCCATACGAACGTATTCGCAGTTACATCGTCACAGGTGATCTTTGTCTTTTTGATAAGCCCTGTCAGCAATAGTTCAGCATTACGATAAATCAAAACAGTATCCCCAATCACAAAAGGACATTTCGCAAGCGTCTTTCCTTTGATGGAAAACTTATTCTGTTTTCTGAAATTGAGTGTGATCGAAAGTGACGAAATATTTTCAATCAGCTCATATCGCTTGCCGTAATACTGATCCTGTTCAAAAGGAATCAGCAGATTCGTCCTGTCTCGTTCGGCATAGCGTCTGTAAATATCATAAGTGACGATCATTGCAGACTGCCCCACCTTTCCGTATAGGAGAATTTCAGGAAAGATACCGGTGTTGTTTCGCTGTTATTGAACGTGATCTTGTTTTCTCCATGTCTGAGCCACCAATCCAGCGTAGAATCAGCGGACAGCCAGGGGATCAGATTTGTAACCGCTTTGTTCTTTGCTGTTTTCGTGATTTTCCTCTTCAGCGGCGTTGTGGTGATTTTTATCTGCTCATTCACATCCAACACGATCGACACATCCAGTTCAATTTTTCTCCCCGTGCTGTCATTGATCAGAGAAATATTCTTTGCCGGACCGTTGATGATGATATCCGGATACACCTTATCGCACTGTATGTATAAGCCCTGCTCACTGTTGGATTGTGCCGAAGCCATATACAGTGTCATCCTTTTGACGATCGCATAGTATTTTATGAAGGTCTTGCGCGCCTGATATTTCGTCACACCGCCAATATCAATCGGCCACCATGACACACCACTTGCGGATTTTCCGGTATAAGTGATAGCTTCTGCCTGTGTGTTGAACAGTTTCGTTTCCTCAAAGGTTGTCTGCCACCAGTGATTACCCGGTGCGCTTTCCCCGGTCTGGTTGATGGCCTCTGCCTGCGTGTCACAGATTATCGCATAATCCATATAGACAGATTTATCCGGGTCGATCGTATAATACTTTGTCTCGCCGTTGATTTTGACCTGCCACCACTTATTTCCTTCGGTCTGTTCTCCTGTGATTTGTTTCGCTTCTGCCGACGTACTGCAGAGGATCGCATTATCAAAGGTAAGATAGCCGTTCCGGTCATCCTGTTTGATGGTGTAGCTGTATTCAAAGCCATTATAGAAATATGGATCAGAAGCACGGAATTTCAGGTCAAACTTCACCCAGCTCCACGATTCCCGCACAATATCATCCAGACCACCGATGTAAACGCAATTCAGACTCAGAAAATTTCCGTCATTCCCGCGGATCTTGAGTTGCCCCCATTCACCTTCCCGCTGTCCGGTCTGAAGCAGCACCTGCTTGATTTCCTGAAGCTTTTCACGGTACTGCTGTTTCCCCTGGCGCATCCACAGGGACAGTGTCACTTCTCTCGGCTTCAGCGTGATAGAGACGATATCAGTAGACCCGTCCCCGTACTGAATTTCATCATATTTCAGGGTAGGCATTTCTGTACCTTGACGGCCGTACATTTCCCCGATGGTCTTGATATGCTCAGTATCATCGAGGACAACTTCTTCACCGTAAGCATTGACATAGATAACGTTAGCCGGCAAGTGCAAGCTCCTTTCTGATCGTTCCGGTCAGTGTCTCCGCGACGAACTCTGTCAGGTACGATTCGCCGTAAATGTTCCCGTTGATTTCGATCTTGATTTCCGGCTCATCGGAATTTCCTGCGCGCAGTTCATCATTCGGGACAATATACCCGCTTCGGTGTGGCGTGAAAAGTTCCGGCCCTTCCTCACCGACCAGGTACGTTGTCCCGCCTTTTACATAACCACCGGAGGCAAAGCCGCCGCCGAATCCTGCGCCGGGAACACCGACATTCATTGCACTAAGCGCTTGAAGCGCTGCGATAACATTCCATATTGCATCAGCCATTCTTTGAAATTCATCCGCAGCTGTACCGGCCTGGGCTCCTAAACCGTTTATCTTACTCTCAGTTTTGTCTGCCCATGGTAGGAATATTTCTACGGCTTGCTTAAAGCCAAGTCTTAAGAACCAATGTATATAGTCAAAAGACTCCACAATACTGAGTAAATGTTTTCGCATTTCGTCAAAAACCGGATTTAAGAATGCATCAATCAGAGGACCGGCTTCTGTGGCAGCATCAGCGATCAACATCAGCGAATCAGCTAATACTTGCCCTGGGGTCATATCTCCCAGCTGACTGAGTTCACCATCTTCACCGATTGTTCCTCCGGTCAGAATAGCCATAATATCCAGCAATTCTTTTTTCATTGTTCCCAGTGCTAAATTAATGGATTCATTGATAATCGGACCCGTCTCTTCAGCAGCAGCGGCAATCATATATAACGCCTCCGCGAACATCTGACCCGCGGCAAAATCTCCCATCTGACCAATTTCACCTTCCTCGCCAAGCGTTCCGCCGGTCATAAGGATCATGATATCCATCAATTCATTTTTCAGGTTCTGAAATGCCGTTGTGACCATCGTCCAACCATTTAACGCATCTTCATCAATCTGCAGATTCAGGAAACTCAACAGATTCTGCTGCATCTCCGGAGAAACCATCGTATTCAGCTCCCGGATCGCCGTATTCAGCGCCAGAACAATATTCCGGAACTTTCTATAACTCTCCATCACATTCTCCGGTATCGGCGTCAGGTTGTCATAATCCAATGTCACCATATTTTCCGGCATGTCAATTGAATTGGGCGTCTCGGCAGGCTCTTCTTCCTTACCGCCATTGAAAAGCTTCTTGACCCAACTCCAGGCATCCTGCAGCTTGCTCACAATATTATCGGCAATCCCCTGCACTTTACTCCAGATCCCGTCAAAGGCATTGACGATTCCATCCTTCACGGAATTGATATTCGGCGCAATGCTCTCCCACCATCCGGAAAACTTTTCCTTTACCCCATTGACCATGTTCGAAACAATGGACGTAACCTCAACACCTTCGAACTTCTCCCGGATCCCGTTGGTAACATTCTCAACATGAGTGCGGATGCTTCCCCACCAGCCGCTGACAGAAGCAACAATACCGTCAACGATCGTCTGCAAAGTTTCAGACAGATCAACACCATCAAGAAATGTGCTGATATTCGTTTTGATAGTTTCGAAATGAGAAGCAATCGAAACCCACCAACCGGATACCGTGGTGATGATCGAATCGATGATCGTCTGCAATGCCGCGGATAAGTCCACACCATCCAGAAATCCGCTGATTTTTTCCTTGATATCGTCGAATTTGGTTTTGAGCTCTTCAATTTTTTCAGCAATAGTGCTTTTGAACTCTTCCCATTTTTGCTTGATAGAGTTCACTTTTTCTTCAATAGCGGCACGAAGATCTTCCGGCTTCTGGATGAACTCATCGATTTTCGCTTTGGCGGCATCGATTTTTTCGCTGATGGAAGTCTTGAGCTCTTCCCACTTCTGTTTGATGGGTTCCAGCTTTTCAGCGATACCGTTTTTCAGTTCCTCAACTTTGGTTTTGATTTCTTCGAATTTCTCTTTGATCGGTTCCAGTTTCTCAGCAACTGAATTTTTGAACTCTTCAAACTTCTCACGGGCAGGAGCAAGAAACGCCTCGATCGACTGAACGATTTCAAGATTCTCAAAGAAACTCCGGATGTTATCACCGATTTGATTGAAGAAAGGAACGATTGATTCATCCCAGAATCCACTTACCTTTTCACCGATTTTATCGCCCAGTGCCTTTACGGATTCGGTAAGGTCAAAATTCTCGAAGAACGCCCGGATATTATCCCCAATCTGGTCAAACCATGGCTTGATCTTGTCATTCCATAAACCCGCCGCGTCGTTCCCGATCTTGTCAAATACGGCAGACCATCCGCCCTCTTCAAAGGTATCTTTGAGGTCATGCCAATATCCTTTTATGCCTTCCCATGCGGTTTTTACAGTTTCCTTCAGCTCATTGAACCGGTCACCTAACCCAAGAAAATTATTTTCGATAGCGATTCTCAGCAGCTGAATGATTGCAATTACAGCCCCGATCACCGCAATGACCGGCAATGCAGGCCCGATAATCCCTGCTAATGTAGTTCCAATAGCTGCCAATCCTCCGGCACCGGTAATCATAGCCACTAACGGAAGCAAAGTAGAAATAACACTGCCAATTACACCAAGTGCTAAACCAACTGCTAATATACCCTTTGTCAAACCGGGATGCTCATTGGCAAATGTTCTTATCTTTTCGATGAGTGGTTTTACAAATTCGATAACATCTCTGATAATCGGGATCAGCATTGTTCCGACATCAATTGCCAATCTTGTAACAGCATTTTTCAACAATTGGAGCTGAGCCTCAGTTGTTCCATTCGCTTTGTCAAATTCCGCTGCTAATGCCATGTTCTTTTCCCATGCGTCATTTGACATATTTACAGCATCGGTTACAAGCTCAGTATTGGAGGCAAGGGATTGCAGCATGGTGATTTCCTGCTGCTGAGAAATACTCAAATCATCAAACACTTTCAGCTGATCCGCTGCGCTCAATTCTCCTAAACCATTGAGGAACTGCAGCAAAGCTCCGGTCGCGTTTTCTTCCCATGCGGCCTTAAATTCCTTTGTAGACATACCGGCTGTTTTCGCCAATACCTTCAAATCATTGTTGTTCTTCGCTACAGCAGTCGTGATCGTCTGTCCAAACCGTTGAAAGGCCGTACCGGAAGAACCTGCATCCAACCCCATGGATGCCATTGCCGTACCGAAGCCAAGCACATCAGCCTCGCTCAAACCCATCAGCTTCCCGGCAATACCCATTTCCTTGGCAAAGCTGACAATCTGTTTTTCATTCGTCGCGAAGTTGTTGCCTAATGCCACAATCGCGGAACCCATGTTGGAAAACAGCGTTTGGTCTGTCTGCATCACATTAGCGAATTGTGCCAGACTGGTTGCCGCCTCTTCAGAAGTCAGATTCGTAGCACTGGCAAGCTGGAGCATGGCTTTGGAAAATACGGTCAGGTTCTCGCTTTCAATACCGAGCTGACCCGCTGCCTGGTAAACACTGGCAATTTCCGTTGCGGCAACTGGTATCTCTTCCGACATATCCAGAATTTCTTTACGCAGATCAGAAAAGAAAGCTTTCTCATTTTTACCCTTCGGTGCATCAATCGTTTTCATTACACCGGTGAAAGCTGTCTCAAAATTCATAGCAGCAGTTGAAACATCTTTTACAACATCAGAAGTTACTTTCCCTGCTTGTTTAAATTTCAACGCAATATCACTTACTGATTTCGTAGCTGAATCAGCAGCTTGCGTAAATCCCAGCGTGTCGAGTAATAATTTAGCTTTTAATGTTGAAACGATCGTTTCACTTGCGCTCATATATCAGCTCCGATAGTGTTATAATTCAGTTATGAACTGGACACTTCTTTTACTTTTAGCAACTTTTCTTCCCGCTCCGCTCTATCGCAAATTATGGGGAAATATTGCTTCAATTATTGGTTGTTTCGTTATGCTCTTCTTTTTGTTCTGGTTTCTTGAAGACGCACTCCATCTTACATTTTGGCCGATGTTCATTATTGGACTGGTTGCCGCCATCATCTATTTCATCTGGACTACAAAAATCGGTCTTTAGCCCTGCCAATCCTTATCGAAATCATCTGGGCTCACTTCGGTGGGCTTTTTCTTTTGCCCGAAAGTAAGGAACTTCTCCACCTTGTGCGGCCTCTTACCCTTTTTCAGAAACGCATTCACAAACAACGCCTTGAAATGCGCGATCATGTAATCCATGGACGCCATGCCCCAGGGCTCCAGCTGATAATAAGCGATCCACTCAAACAACTGGTCTGAAGACATCTCCCGCAGCATAGCGTCCGGATTCGCATACCCAAGTTCCAGCGCTAATCTAAGGACGAATTGTCGCTCAGAATCTGCGCGGAGTTTTTTTTCGCCTCGTTCACCGCCTCATCCGCGTTACCGATCCCGGAAATCTCCATGATCTTCTTCGCGATACGGGAAATCGGCGCGTTGGACTTTTTCTTCAATGCCTCGATGTCCTCGTTGGTGAAAATACGGGCGCCGTCCTCATTCACAACACCCATCACCACCAGCAATTCTTCCAGCTCATTGGTTTCCTTCACCTGGACACGCTGCGTGATCACAGAACGCTGCCCGCCGGAAAGCGAACGAACCCGAACCGTACCGCCCCATTCCGGGCATTCCACATCCGCATAATTGAAATCCTCCGCGGCAAAAATAGAATCAGCAGTCAAATACTTTCCCATATTCCTCTTTTCTTATCTTTAGCCATTAGCTGTTAGCGATTAGACAATCAATTCCTTGTTCCTGTCCACTGACTACTGACTACCCATTCAGCAGATCATCAGAAACATCCTCGATCTCACCGAAGACCGCCAAACCGACCGTATCGATAATCACATCCGGGCTCTGCGGATCCGCTTCATTCCGCGCGATTTTCAGCACAGAAGCGGTGAACTGATAAGCCAGCCCATCCGGATAAACCAGACGCCACGGCGCATCCTCCTGACTCTTCCACAGTGTGAAGATCTGCCGATGAACAGCGTTCGTGCGGTCCGTTTCCATTTCGAATTCGTAATCGCCCGGATCAGAAAGGCCACTGGGAATATATTCCCGGTTATGGGACTGATGATGGGTGACCTCGATTTTCTCGTCTTCCATCTCGATACCCGGCACATTCCGCAGCCGCGGCACATCCGCCCAGGTGATTTCATTCCCCGTACCGCTCCCCAGTTGGAGCTTCACACCCAGATTGGTAAAATACTTCTTCGCCATAATCCACTCCTTTTTTAGCTGTTAGCTAATTTATTCCTTGTTCCTTGTTCCTGACCACCGGTCACTGACTTCCGACCACTGGCCGCTGAATCCTGGGCACTGGCTCCTGAATCCTGAGCACTGGCCACTGACCGCTGTCCCCTACACTTATGCCCCTTTCGGGCAAGATGCCGATGAAACTCAGCCTTATCCAAAGACGTGAACCCGCATTCACACTCATAAAACGGATGTCCAAACCATTCTTTCATTCATCCCTCTTCATTCATAATTCTTCATTCAGCATCAGCCCTTTATACTGAAGCCAAATCCGTTTCGACTTGATGTTCGGCTCCCAGATATCCTTCTTATCCTTCATACTGAGCGCAAACACCCAATTTCCCGATTCAACATCCCGATGAAGCAGGACGTCATTCAGAACCTGTCCCATCCGGTCAATCTCTTCCAGCGGACCAAACAGGCTGACCTCAATCACCACATCATGAACCCCGGAAGGCCCGGAAGTCGTTACCCGCTCAGTATCCTGATAAAACAGGTACGTCACGACCTTCACCGCTGCCCGTGCCAGCTCATCCATCTTGACAAACGGCATGTTCGCCTGATAGATCAGCACACCCGGCAGCGCCTCCTTCAGAATCGCTTCAAAAGCCTCATACCGCGTTATCGATTCCATCTGCTATCGCTTCCCTCATTACTTCAGATATCTGGTCGATATGTTCCTCTGCTGCCGGTCTCAGGTAAGGACGGGCGGGAATTGTGACCTGCTTCGCCTGCCGCCATTCCCCATCGATTTGAAATTTCAGGTATTGACCGTGAACCGGTCTGATCGTCCCCCCGAACTCCTGGATCCTTCCGTAGATCACATGCGGGCCGATTTCAGCCTCAGCGCCATTCCCGACGATCCTGCTTTCCGAACGGATAGAGTTCCGCAGCTGTCCCCGCTGTCTGTCACTGAAAACATTCCGGGCATTCAGCTGTGCGTTGAACTGGATCACCGCCGCACCCTCATCCACCGCGTCCTTCGCGATAGAAGTAGCCGCCGCTTTGGAAAGCGCTTTCAGCTTCCGTTCCAGCTCATCCGTTCCCTCAATATCGATCCGTATCGACGCCATTACACATATACTTCTTTCAGCCGTACCACATGCCCCGAAGGGCCGTAACTGTCCGGCATACTGCTCACCTCGAAATGCAAAACCGGATCCAGCTCAGTACCAAAGGATTTCGTCAGGCTCACCCGGTCATGCATTCCGATTTTTACGCTTAATGGCAGACGGAGTTCCGCATCCGCCTGAATCATGTCATACAGAGCGTTATCCGCCTTGCCGCTGTAACTCAACGCCTTGAACCCGCAGATACTGTGAACCGGCTCCCCGTAGCTGACTGTACCGTCACCGCCGACGATATACGGTTCAATGTCGCATTCGTGCATCATCGATGCTTCCTGCGTTTTTCGCAGTTGGGCAAGTGTCCGTGCGTCAAATATCATTCCAGAATCTCCAGCGTCGGGTCAACGACCATCCCGCAGAGCAATCCGGATTGAGCCTTCTCCGCTTCGGCATTGGCCATATAGCGGTCATACAGAGCACCCTGCTTGTATTCACCGCCATCAGCCGACCAGTCAAACAGAGAAGCAACCGCCGCAGCCTTCCAGCACCAGATATCATAAGCCGCCGCGTGCAGGTCTCCTTCCCGTTCCGTCAGGATGCCTGTCAGTTCTTCATCGGTGTAATCTGAACTTTCCGCCGGGAATTCGCCAACCATGCGGCGGAGTGCTGTGATTTCAGCTGCGGTCGGTTCGTAACTCATTCCTTCCTGTCCTTCTTACTGCCCTTTACCGGTTCTGTTTCAGTTTTGGAAGAATTTACTTCATTCTTCATTCTTCCTCCTTCTGACCCCTGACCACTGATCACTGATTCCTTCAATCCCACAAACGTCGACATACTATCCGCCTCAGGCAGTCGGGACAGCAGTCGCGGAAGAGTGGACGTAGATACCCTTGCGCTGGTTCTCATAGACATCCACAATCCCGTACTTGCGGTACATCAGCACATAACCATCAGAAAGGGTGTGCTGACCCGGAGCAAGCAGATGATTGGCAACGTGCTTGTCATACTTGATCAGGGACGGCTTGTGGATGATCATGAAGTTCAGATACTTCGCACCATCAGCCGGTTTGTAATGGCCGATGACCTCATTGCCGGTTCTGCCGTCAAGCATCTCGATACCGCTCATAAAGCGGGATTTCGGCACCCTGGTCACGCTGGCAAACTGCGCGATCACTTCCTTGGACTTGTAAGTGTCCATCGCCATCAGGCTGTTGACCAGGGACGGCGTAGCGTACAGATAACGGTTTTCGGAAGGAACTTCCTCGTCATCCATCGCGTCGATTGCCTCCAGCAGTGCCGCAAGGAACTGATCCGCGCCGGAAAGGTTCGCGGCAGTCGGTGCCAGAACATCCCGAAGCCCTGCCAGAGTGGCAAAGGTGAAAGCGTCCGCTTCCGGAGCAACACGGGTGCGCTGCAATTCACGGCCCGCCATGCCAAATGCCAGGTTGAAGGTTTCCTGATCATCCATCGCGTCAACCATGATGCGGGTACCGCGGTCATAGTTGAACTCCGCATATTTCCAGACCAGGGAAACACCGCCGTCCGGGTAACCGGTTTCCCGGCTGTAATCACCCAGACCGCCGGTTGTCATCTGCGGGTAGTAGATGGTTTTTGCGTCCGCACTGACACGAACAAATGCCGGATCACCGGAAAGCTGTGCAGTCACGGAATCTTTCTTGAATTCCTCGTCGAGGAGGTCAGTATAATTGGTTGCTAAAGCGATTTGGTTAGCCATTATTTATCTCCTTTTGGTTCCAATCCGAAGATCCTGCGCATGGCCGCCTCATTGGAGCCTTCCACTTCAGGATTCTTGAAGCCGGACATATCCCCCGGCTGGTTCGGATTCTCATAGATGCCGGTCTTGTCCTTGGTTATGACGCTGAGTATTTCGCTCACGCCCTTTCCTTTATTTTCCGGCTTGCCAAGTTCCGCCTTGATTTGGCTGATTAAAGCCTGCTCAGTATATTCGTTCACGAATTTCTTGTCTTTCGGGAAAGCCTCCCGGATAACAGTAGTCAACTGCTCATCTGCCGCCTTCGCTTCGGCTTCCTTCTTTGACTGTCCGATCTGCGCCTTCAGGTCATCGAGCTGCTTCTTCACATCGGCATTATCACCGGCTTTCTTTTCCAGCTCCGTCACCTGGGACTTGTAGGTCTCGATAGTCTTGTTCGCCTCGGTAAGGTCGGCAGCGGCTTTTGCGGCTTTGTCCTTCTCCGCCTGAATGTCCTTCCCATACTCAGCCATGATCTTATCCAGCTGGTCTTCGGGCACTCCGGCATTTTTCAGAAATTCGCGGTTCATTTTTGTCTCCTATACGCTTGTTGACAGGGTCGCGTCCCCGTGTAGTTTCGGTCGGCATACGCCCCGACCCCGGCGGAAAAAGAAAAAAGCCGGCAAGGAACTTTCATTTTTCCTCAACCGGCCTTCTTTCATGCTCTTGTTGATTGCGGATTTGCTCCGCTAAATCTATTATATCACAGTTTTTTCGATTTTAATATCAGTTTTTGCATACATTTCAATTGTGACAATTCCCATGTCACCCATATCCTGCCTAAACGCTACATTCACCACCGGCAAAGGCTTCCCGTCCATTTTGACTTCACACTTGAGCCCGTCTGAGATGATTTCAATGTGTGGCTGGTTCATTTCGGCTCCCATACAACTGATTCTATTTCGTCGATACTGATATCACGATACACATTTTCCGGATTTTCAAAATAAAAATGTTCGCCATCCGTGTAAGCGCACAAAATGGTACCTTCTTCACCTGTTTTTAACTTTACAATGCTATCTTCTTTTATTTTCATCGACATAAATAGTCAATAACCTCGGTTCTTTAGTATCAGTATCATATTGCCACCCAGTAGTAACTGGTTGTCTGTTTCCATTTACTCCGTTCAATAACAATTTTACATCAAATTTTTCTCCATAACCTGAATTTCCCCTCGATGTTGCACGAAATAGTGGCAGTTCTTTACGTAATTCTATTTCTAATAATTCGGCGTTATTGGCGTTATATCCTAAAGCTGAATTGAAAACAAGAGCTTTGTGCTGCCCCCTTTCATGATTTGGATTAAGGGCATATGTCATAAGCTTCGGCATGATATTATAAGCTTTTTCGTGATTTATCAAAGGAGGATTTTCGCTATTAGCTCCATACTTTTTGATAAAATCATAATCAAATTGTATCCGTGCCCACCCAATATCGTTGTTGTGTTTGGCCTCAACAAAATCATAAAGATACCGTGTCGGCAGATAATCCCCCATCAGATCACTGTATTCATGAAACATTCTGCGTTCTGTCGCTGTTGCAAGATTCAGTTCTTGAAGGGATATTACTGTCGGAGAACCACCCCATAACTCATTAGGCTTTATTCTTACAAGATCTCGGAGGTTTTCTATTTCTCCAGCTTTCCATGCTTCATACCTTCCCGGACCCATAATCTTGCGCTGGGTTTCCGGGCTCTGCTTCAGGAACCAATCTTGACCCCGCTCCCAGTTCGGATCATTGATCGGGTCGAAGTGCTTCGTCACCGGCACCGCCGAACATTTCCCGTTCGGATGGTCGCTGAAGCTCTCCCCTTTCTCATAGAACTCCCCATCCATTTCCAGACAGGCAAAACAGGCCGTCGGCGGGTAGCACATCCGCCGGTATCCAATCACCGCACGGCTCTCCCGCATTGTTTCCAGGTTCGCTTCACGGTATGTCCGGTTCACCTCAGTCCGCGCGATCAGCAGCGCACGCTTCTCCGGGATCGTCACCGCCTCCATCATCCGCTGTGCGATCCAGTTCGACCCCTGCCCGGTAGTCAGACCGACCGTCAGAACCTCATCCAGTTTCCGGCTTGTCTCCGGCCAGCTCTTGTCCAGCAGTGCCCGCAGCGGCGACATCTCCGAAAGCATGCCCGAAAGAATGCGCCCTTCCCGCTTGTTCACCCGGATCCACAGCGGATCATTAGCCGCGGCAATGTTCACCAGCTTCCGCGCGGTTTCGCTGCCGATCTCTACCGCGTCCGCCTCTTCCCCGCTGATCCGGCCCAAAGCCGCACGATTGTACGCATCGATGGTTCGCCGCGCCTGTTCCATCATCGACTG